ATGTCGCAGAAAGAAAAGAAAAAGCTTGTAAGTATAAAAACCGATGATACACTGATGGAAACTGCTTTACATGGGACTCATCTTTTTCCATACAAACTCTATGATGATAACATAACCGATTATGATTTTAACTGTATTGACTGGCATTGGCATACCGAATTTGAATTTGTATATATCGAATCCGGTATAGTTCACTTTAATGTAGGAGAAGATAATTTTGACATGTCCGAGGGACAGGGAATATTTATTAATTCCAAAGTTGTTCATAAAATGCATTCCGAAAATGACGCTGTAATTCCAAATTTTCTCTTTCTTCCGTCTCTGATTGCTCCGAAAGAAAGTTTAATCTATCAGAAATTTGTGTTACCCTTTCTGAACTCATCTTTGGGTTATTACATTTTTTCTTCTTCACAGGAATGGCAGAAAGAAATTTTGTCTGAAATGCAAAAGCTTATACAGTTTAGCAGAGGTGAAATAAATGAACTACAAATATCTGTTCAATTACAAAAGATATGGGCACTCATAACTTCAAATGTTATTTGTTACCCAGAAACTCAAAATGTGAATTCTTCCTCACTTGCACGGTTACAAATGATGATGCAGTTTATACATTCGAATTACCCTGAAAGCATTTCTCTTTTGGATATTGCCAAAGTTGGGGAAGTGAGTATCAGTACTGCCTTGAATTTGTTTCGTAATGTACTGAATACATCTCCTGTCAACTATCTGATATGCTACAGGTTAAGGAAGGCAGCATTACTTCTTACCAATACAGAAAAAAAAGTAAGTGCCATTTCAATAGAAACTGGATTCAGTAATACAGATTATTTCTGTAAAACATTTAAGAGAATGTATTCCTTAACTCCTACAGAGTATAGAAACGTAAAGAAATGAATTATCCGACAAAAAAAGGGCGACTTATCTCGCCCCTTTATCTCTGCTATGGTAATTCCTTTGTGTATGCTGCTGATCAGCTTCTCTTTCACTTCCACACATTAAGGCACCCGTATGTCAAGCCCACGACAAAAAAATTTATAACTTTTTTTGAGGCTTTCCGGGCAGCCATATAGCCACCCGCAGCTCTTTCATACGGCACTCATGCCTCCTTTCCCGATTCGTCTATTCCCAAGAAATCCTGCGTCACATATTCAATCTCAATCCGATTCCCCGGAAAAATATAAACCTTACTAATAAGCCTGTCAATCAGGGCTTGTGTCAGGGTGTCGGCGCTGCCTACTTCCCGGACAATTTCCCGCTGTTTCAGCTTTGCCTCATAATCACTCTGTATCTGTTTGGTCTGTGCGGTAATAGCAGCATGGACATTTTTTGCCTGCACCAGCTCCGCATCATATACCGCCTTGCGCTCCTGATAGGTTTCCAGGTCAATCTCTCCAAGCGCATACTGTTCATAAAGCTGCCGTTTGCTGTCCTGGATAGAGTGCAGCTTTTCTTCATGCTCGGCCTGCTGGATCGTCTGCAAATCCAGCTTGTCCTTGCTGCTGTCAATCCCCAATGCCGGCCCCATCTGTGCACGGGTCGTATCAAAGACCACCTGCTCCAACTCCGACATTTTGACCTTTACGCCATAACAGGGAAGTTCTTTTGCTACCTCGGAATGACGGCAGTAAAACCATGCCCCGTTTCTAAGTGACATGGCATGGTCGCAGCAGCCGCAGAATACTTTCCCGCGGAGAAGGTAGTCACGCCGCTTTTTATTCGGAAGGGAAAAACGCCTGATCGAAGCATTGGCTTTCTCAAACAGCTCCATGCTTACGATTGCCGGGTGGTGGTCTGGGATTTTGAACCACTCGCTTTCATCTTTTAGCTGGACACGCCGGCTGCCGATTTCCCTGACCTTGCGTTTCCCGATTACATAGGTACCGATATACCGCTGATCCTCCAGCATCCGAAGGACTGTTGAGCTGCTCCAGACGCCATGCGTCCGGGAAACATTATAGTGATCCTTGCCTTTACTTTTCCGGTATTCTCCAGGCGTAGGGATGTTCATGGCATACAGTTTTCTTGTAATCTCGGCGGCTGTATTTCCGTCAGCCGCCCATTCAAATATCTGCCGGACAATCCCTGCAGCGTCCTCGTCCGGCTCCATACGCCCGTCTGCGCTCTTGCGGTAGCCATAAGGACAGATAACACTCTGATATTCTCCCCGGCGCATTTTCGCATATTTGGCGCTTTTCGTTTTCATGGACATATCCCGGCTGTAACATTCGCTGATAAGGTACTTAAAGGCAACGTCAATCCCGCCGGTATCGCCTTTGAAATTGGCGGTGTCAAAATCATCACTGACAGAGATAAACCGGGTGTGGTAGAGGGGAAATACCCGCTCAATGAAATATCCGGTTTCAATGCTGTTACGGCCAAACCGGGAGAGGTCTTTTACGATAATGCAGTCAATCTTCCCGGCCTGGACCATCGTCAAAAGTTCCTGTACCGCAGGGCGCTCAAAATTCGTACCTGTATGGCCGTTATCAACAAATTCCAGCACTTCGCCGTTATCCCATTCCGGCAGCGACATGGCCTTTTCCCGGAGGATCAGTTTTTGGTTGGGAATACTCAAACTTTCAGTCTTAAAGTCCTCCACGGACAGACGGATATAAAGGGCGATCACATATTTTTTGTGCATGGTTCCACCGCCTTTCCCTGAAATTCATTTTTGAACCGGAACATTACATGGATATTCCGCTCATGGTCGATCTCGATCCGCTCGATGAGCCGTTCAATCAGCTCTGCCGTCAGCACATGGTCCTGTGCCAGCGACTTGGCATCTTTTTCCATTTCCCGGTAGCGTATAAGCTGGCTGTCCAGAACATCCATAGATTTTTCGAGCGCTTCAATCCCACCGGACAGCTCATGGATGGATTGTTCATAACCTGTTTTTAATTCAAAATATTCCTCGCCTGTCAAAATGCCCTGTACAAAATTTTCATACAGTCCTTGGATCAGCAAACGCTTTTTCTCGATTTCCTGCCTTTGGGTTGACATCTGAGCTTTCAGCTTATCTTTTTCCTGTTTCTGTCTTGCCTCCAACTGAAAGAGAGGGAGGGACATCCCAAGGGCAACGGCCAGCTCTTTTTCCAGAATAGATGTAACCGTAGCGATCAGTTCCGTTTCCGGCATCCTCACGCCTTTACAGCCTTTTTGCTGTACCCGGCTGTTGGTAAGGCAATGAAAATGGTAAACATCCGGGCCTTTTTTGCGTTTCTCCCGCTGCCGGTGAAGGCTCCTGCCGCAGTCTGCACAGAATACCTTTCCTTTGAAAATATTCGGGGTATAGGGTTGTTTGGAAACCGCCCGGCTTTCCTCACATACCTGTTTCCGGTATTCCTGCACCGCTGTAAAAAGTTCCCGGCTAATGATTGGTTCATGGGTGCCTTTCGCAACAATCAGGTTGTCCTCGCCGGCTTTAACCTGCTGGTGGTCTACAATCTTTGTCTTGCCCTGCACTAAATCACCGGTATAGACTTCGCTTTCCAGAATCTTCATCACTGTGCGGGTCTGCCATTTACCGCTCCCGATTAGGCCGGGGCTGGTAATCTCACCGGTGGATTTTTTGTAATGGCTAGGCGCCGGAATCCCCATCTCGTTTAAGTTAAGGACAATCCGATTCAGCGAAACCCTGTCATGTGCCCATTCAAAAATCTGCTTCACCACAGGGGCAGCAGTTTCATCAACCAGTAGCTTATGGCAGTTATCCGGGTCTTTCCGGTAGCCGTAGGGCGCCCGCCCGCCGATGTAATCGCCGTCTTTCATGGCCTGCCGTGCCTGGGCTTTGATCTTCCGGCCAATATCCAAAGCGTATGCCTCGTTTATCATATTCTTCAGCGGGAGCATAATGCCGCCGTGGAGATTGCCGGGGTCTGCCGTATCAAACTGGTCCGTCACCGCGATAAAACGGACATTGTGGGAATAAAAATACTGTTCAATGTAGTAGCCGGTGTCAATGGAATTACGCCCTAACCGGGAGAGATCCTTGACGATCACACAGTCAATATGACCTGCCTCAATATCCGAAAGCATCTGCTGGAAACCG